CCACCGAGCTTCTCACCCGCGTGCTCACCGGCCGCAACCAGCAGGAAACTCCCAATGTCTCGCAGGCCGGGGCGTTGGAAATCGTCGCCGACCCCACGAACCTCATCCCCTTTGGAGCTGGAGCCAAGGCCATCGGCCTTTCCCGCCTCGGCAAGGTCGTCAGCTCCGAAGCCGCAGGCGCAATAGAATTCGCCGCAGGCGGGCTCGTAAAAGGCAACGACGCCCTCGCAGAGCGCTTCGCCAATGTCGTCACCAATGCCACAGGATTCACGCCAAAGGATCTTACTGCCGCAGGCAAAATCCTTGATTTCGGAAAAAATGTCGGCATCGGCGGAGGTATCGCCGCAGGTGCTGCCGCAGTAGGCGCACCGCCCGAGGTCGCCGCCACCATCGCCGGGTTCTACCCCGTCTACAAAGCAGGCTTCGGCGTGCTCCGCAAAATCGAGACCGGCGCAGGCACAGCCAAGATCATCCTCCGCGAATCTGCCGACGCCACCAATGGCCTCGACCAAGCCGCCCGCGCCGCAGTGTTAGCCAATCCCTCCGTTCCCCAAGCCTTCAAAGAAGTCCTCGAGCGACCCAGCCAGTTCGTGAGCATCGAAAGCACCCCCGCACGCCTCGCTGCCAATCAAGCCCTCTCGCCGCAGATGCGAGCGCTCGCCAGCAAACTCTCCAACCCCGCCATAGTCCAAGCTGTGCGCGGATCCAGCGCACTCGCCACAGGCGCAGTCAAAGGCGCCGCGGTCAACGCCCCCTTCGCACTCCTCGCCGCCAACGCAGGTCAAGACGAAGAAGCCGCCGCCATCCTCGGCGCAGGCGCAGCTTTCGGTGCCGCAGGTGCAGGCGTGGAGCGCTTCACCGGCCTCCAGCAACGCCGCCAACAAGCCGCCATCAGCGATGTGTCCCGCATGCTCGTCGATGTCGAACTCAACGGCGGAGATGTCGGCAAAATGATGTCCACCCAGACGCCAGACAGCCTCGTCAAGCTCGCCGCCATGCAGGGCACCTTCCGCAACGCCCTCGACTTCGTCCCGCTCAACGCCATCGACTACGAGAAAAATGTCTCATCCAATGGCGGGTCCGGCGCTGCCGGGCTTTTCCTCCAAGCCACCCCAGGCCAACGCGCCAAGGTCTACATCAACCTCGACGCCAAGCGCACCGGCGTAGAACTCCACGAATTCGGCCACGCCCTCCTCTCCAGCGGAGCCCTCGATGGTCAACAAAAATACGCCGCCCGCGCATGGGTTGATAAAACCTACGGCCTCGACGGCATCAACGCCCGAGCTGCCGAATACGCCAGCACCATCATCCGAGGCAAAAACTCCGAGGCATTCCCAGACGGCAACTTCGAGATCACCCCCACCACGCTCTCGAGCGAGATGGAGAACCTCTCCCAGGGCGGACTCGCCCGAGGCGACATGGACGGCCTCGACTGGGCGCGTGACGAAATCTTCGCCGAGACCTTCGCCCAAGCCAGCCAGACCATGGATTTCGCCGCCATCCGCCGAGGCGCACCCGCAGGCGAAAACTTCCTCACCTTTGCCGAAGGCATCCTCGGCGCCCAAGCCCGAGCCCTCACCGCCAGCGGCATCCGCATCGACGGCCAGACCGGCCGCCCGCTCGACACCCCCGGCAGCCTCTTCAAAGAAAACCCCCTCCTCGCAACCGACAAGGCGCTTCTCAACCAGCTCGGCACCTACATCAACAACTACCGGCAGTGGGCCAACAACCCCACGCACGAAAAACCCGCCGGCGTAAAGATCGCCCCCAGCGGCCGCGCCAGCGACCTCGCCAACAATCCCCAAGTCACCTTCTACGACCGAGGCGACGGCGTAAAAGCCAACGCCTTTGCCATCCAGGATCCAGTCACCGGCCAAGCCATCCTCCGCGACCAACGCGACCTCAACGCCGAGCACGCCAAGCTCAAAGCCCAACTCAAAGCCCTCGGCGGATCCAAGCTCCTCGAGCCAAGCAACCCCGTCCTCGGCCCCAAAAAGACAGCCGACGGCCGCGTCACCATCCGAGGCAAAACCCTCCCGCAATCCTTCGACTTCCTCAACGGCTTCATGCCCCACATCCGCAACTTCGCCCGCCAGTTCGAGCAATTCGGCCAGACCGGCGAAAGCATGCAGGTCCGCTACCACGCCATCGGCAGCGGCGACTCCGGCGCCTTCCAGATCAAGAAACTCGGCAACCTCGAAGCCATCACCCGCGAGGTGCTCCCCTTCGAGTGGCAGCTCACCAAGGCCGGAAACCTCAACGCCGTCCTCCTCGACCTCACCCAATTCCGCAACCGCGCCATGCGAGGCATCAACGACCGCAACGAAGCCCTCGCCCCCTTCAACTGGGAACTCAGCCAGGTCGAAACCGACCTCAAGCAGTGGATGGATAACCACCGCAACAATCTCCCCGGCGAAAACAAAATCGGCACCGCCAAGCGCGACGCCATCAACTCCCTCGTCGGCCTCGCCACCAACTACAACCGAGGCAAAAACCCCCTCAACGGAGCCTTCGGCCCCGGCAGCGCCATCAAACAATTCCGCCTCGACCGCGTAGACGCCGCCATAGGCACCGGCCGCCAAGGCTTCCACTTCGACTACGAAAAAGCCAACGGCAACCTCCTCCCCAACATCCCCGCCGCCATGCCGGACTTGTCGAAAGACCTGCCAACCGCTAAAGGCCAAGCCATGCCGGATATCACAATCACGCCGGACGAAGCCAAACGGCAGGGATTGGTTGGCCCAGTTTATCATGGGAGCCCTGACTTTAAGGGGCAAAAATTTGATCCGAAATACAGGGCAAGAAATTCCGGCCTGTCTCGAGGTGGTTTTTCTTTCACCGATAATGTCGAGTCGGCAAAAGGCTATGCTTCAAATAAAATTGATTCCGCGCAGTCCGCAGTAGATTCGGCAAATGATGTTATGCGAGAGCTCGCAGGCAGAATGGATAACGGATTAAAAGTGGATGGGTTTGCAGACTCTGCCGAGTTGCCAGAATTCAATTCCAGCTATGTGGACGACATTGAAAGCCTGGGAATTTATTTCGACGAGATCGCAAACAAGATTCCAAAAGACCTTGGAGATCGCCTTCGTGTTGCCGCAAGCAAAACAAACGAGCCCGCGAATCCTGTAGTTGTCGAAGCCTTTTTAAAGAATCCAAAAGTCAAGGAAATCAATGGCAAAAAACTTTGGCTCACAGAAAATCCAGATGACATTTTTGTATCAGGAACAACAAGACCCACCCAAGGCCAAGCCATGCCGGATGTGGTTCCAAATGTGGTGCCGGATAAAGGCGTCGAAATGCCAGCGGGATCGATGACCCAGCTTTTTACCACGGCAGCAAAATCCTTGCCCAAGACAATCCCTCAAGCAAAGTCGGTGCCTATCGTCCGCGTGATGATTCGTGAAAAGCTTTTCGATGACGAAGGCAAGCCTGTGCTGGATAAAAAGGGCAATCAAAAGGAGGGCATGACTCCAAAGCTGCGCGACAATACCGAAGTGAAATTTCAGCCAGGAAACTTCGATCTTCCCCTTCCAAATTATCAACTGGCAAAATCAAAATTCTCTCTCGGCAACAAGAACTTCATCAGCGAAGCGGCAAAAAACAGGGACAAGGTCGTAGCCGCTATTGAACAAGTAAACAGGGCGACTGAAGTAATTACCAACGACCCTTTCAAATTTACAGACCCCAAGGGATACGCCGAAATCATGCGAGACGCCGGCGTCACCAAAAACATCCTAGTCCCTCCGAGTGGCATCGACATGATGCTTAAGAGGCCAAAGGATTTCATCGCCCTACTAGATGGCGGATTCCATGGGCCCCGCACGGTCCAAGGAACAAAGGCCGCAGCCATGGCTGGCCTGGATGGAGTCGTGGAGATGCGCCAAGTGATCGGCGAAAAACCCACCGAGTTTGTCACGGCGCTGCACCACCTATGGGGCACGCTCTCCAAACAACTCCCGCCACTTGATCAGGAAGCCCTGTGGATGCGGCTTGTCTTGCAGCCGGAGGTCATCCAGCAAATCCAAAACTCTATTGATGGAACCTTCAAACTTAAAAAGGAACAATGGAAAACCATCGTGGACAAAGCCCGAAAAGCTACCAAGGGGGAATACGGAAAGCTCGGCAACAATGCCACATCAAACGCGAATTCCTTCTATCTAATGCTGAAGAACCACAACGGTCGCTGGAACCAAGTGGCAAACCTGTATGCCACCGATTCCGCCATCGATATGCGTTCCAAATTTAATAGCCTCGGGCACGGCGCCACAGGCATCAAAAACAAAGTGCAGGGATTCATTGGCCTCACCTTCGGCATCAAGGGAACCGTGTTGGACCGCTGGCGTTTCGTTGACCTCTACATGGCCCCAGTCATGCAGGCCACAGGCGCCCCGACGCACCAGCACTACTTCCAATACACAGGCGATGCGAAGCGGATTCCAGAAGACCCGATTGGCATCTACGCAAACTACGGCACCATCGAGAACGACAACCCGGCATTCAGCCTCGCCCTCTACAACGGCATCGACAGGGCCGCGCAAGCCGCCATCAATGCCTCGCCGGACCTACAAGCCTACCTTGGCAACCACGCCGATCCAGGCGGACTGCATTGGGTGACATGGAACGCAATCAAGAACGAGGCTGTAGGGCACTCGTCGCTGGATTTGACCAAGAATTTCCTCAAACAATTCCAACGGGAAGGAACGGCGCAGGATTGGCTTAAGTTTGCCAACTCATCGAAAGCGTATGTGGAAGGCCAAGCCGCCAATGGCCGTGAAATCATTAGACTTTCTTTGGACAACGGCGTATTTGATTATTCAAGACAATGAGTGGATTACCAGCTGACTTTAGCGAAGACATCGGTGAGACAGAATCCGAAATCAAGGAGGCCATCGAAGACTATGAGAATGACCTCAAGAGGTCTCTGACAAAAACTGAAAAGGAGTATGTCCGCTTGTCCTACACCGACCCAGATGCCGGGTCGGAATTCTATAAGCAAAACGGGTTAGATATTTAGCTTGCCTCGGACAACAACGGACAACAGCAACGCAAGTCGTTGCATTTAAGAAGCAGTTAACCGACTCGAAATCGAACGTAGCGCAAGCTACCGCGGGTTCGAATCCCGCCCCTTCCGCTCCCTCCAGTAAGCCTCTGGAGCCTTTACTAGTCTGCTTCTGCGGGCGGTCTTTGCTGTTGATATTCGTTTAGGATTGTTTATCATTGTTGATGTTCAAGTGCAGTGTTTGGACAACGCCGGACAACACCGATCAACATCAATCTCTATGAGTGCTTCGCCTTTTATTGTCTCTCCCTACCCCGCTCGGCCTTCGTCTCCTTGGAAGCTGGAGATCAAGCAGTCGTTTGCCGGGAAAAAGATTCGTCGGTTTTTTGCCAGCGAGGCGGAGGCTTTTGAAGAAGGGGCGCGAATGGTTTCGCTGATTCGGGAAAAGGGAACGCAAGGATTGCAGGAGGAGGCGGGGCTTTTGGTTTCGCAGGCGGCGACCTTGTGGGTTCGGAGTGTGGACGCTCAAAGTAAAAGCCACCGAGATAAAATTGCGGCGACTCAGGTGGCGCTGATGCGGCAATTCCGCGGCCGTCTGGATGAGGTGATGCCGCTGGATGTGGACCGCTGGCTAAAGGAACTCGGGCGGACGGAGACGAGCAAGGCGATGTGGTTTCGTTACGCGAGGATGTTTTTCCGCTGGTGCTACCGGATGCGATTCATTGACCGCTCGCCGTTGGATGGGCTTCGCGCTCCTCGGGCGACACCTGGGCGAAATATTTTGACGCCCGAGCAAATGAAGGAGCTGCTCAAGGCGCCGATGAGCGATGATGTGAAGGCGCTGGTGCTGCTGGGAGGATTTGCGGGCCTAAGGACGGTGGAGGTGGCTCGTATGAATTGGGAAGACATCGATACGAAAACGAAACAGATCCATGTGCGGGCGGAGGTCTCGAAACAGCACGAGGGGATGCTGGAGCGGGTTGTCGATATGACGGAGCCGTTGATGAAGCGGAGGAAATTTTTCGAGAAGAAGAAGGGGCGGATTGTGGCGAACTCAATGGAGGCGCTGCATGAGCGCCGGCGGAAGGTGGCGTTGGCGCTTGGCTGGGAGGGCTGGCCGGACAACGCGCTGCGGCATTCGTTTGCGACCTACCATCTCGGGCGGTGCGGGAATGCGGGGCTTACTGGATATCAGATGGGGCACACTTCTCCGGCGATGGTGCAGCGGGTCTATGCGGTGCCGGCGGTGCGGGCGGATTGGCGGGCTTGGTGGCGGATTTAGGAATTAACTTATAGGTTAACCACGGAGGACACGGAGAGCACGGAGGGGGGATTTGCGGTTCGCGAATGGCGAATCACCGCTGGGTGAGGGCGGGGGTCTCGGGGAGGATTTTGTTGGGGATGGGGTGGAGGAAGACGACATGCTTGGGGAGGGGCGTGCCGGTGCAGAAGATTTGGTTGGCGCGGGAGCCGTCGGTCCAGCGGGCGTTTATTGTTTGCTGGGTGTAGCCGTTGTCGGGCCACTGAGCTTTGTAGGAGTCTTTGACCAGGATGCTGCAGGGACTGACGCCGATGACATCGTTGTTGAAATCGATGATGGCTCCGGGAGGGAGGGTTTGGATTTGGATGAGGTGGTCGCCGGTGTGGGATTCGCGCTCGCTGATGATTTGATCGAGCAGGCTGGGTTGCTGGGTGGCGCAGGCGCTGAGGCTGAATGCGAGAAGAAGGGTGGCTAGGATTTTCATGCGACAAAAAGAAGACACAACGAGAGGTCGATTACTTTGCCTTGCCAGCCTGGCGGGAGGCTTTGGTCGGAGCTGTTGAGGATCCACCACCGGAGTTCGCGAATGGTCGAATGACATTGGCAGAGTTGCTCTGGGGCTGGCGGTTTCCCAGTGTGTCGGGCGATTCGTCGCGGGATTTCATGTCGGCGATGGCGTCGGCGATGATGGCGCTGACGCTGGTTTTGAGGCGGCGGTCTTTGGCTTCGAGCTCGGCTTTTTTTTGCTTCACCCACTCAGATAAATCGGGCGGTAGGGTGATGGTGATGCGGGTGTAGTTTTCTTCGTTGCTCATGCCCTACTAGTAATATCGGATATGAAAAATGCAAGCGGGTATGAATTTTTTTTTCGCCCGCAGACCCTTTGCTAGAGCGGATGTCAAGTGTTTTTTTGCATGGGGTGAACACCTCATTGCGCCACCCTAAAAAAAATCTCTTGTCGCATGAGTATGATCGATCATATCGATATGAGCCATGCAGACAGCATATGAACGAACAAGCGTGAGTCTCCCGGCGGGCCTCATGGATTACCTAAAAGGAAAGAGTGAGCGGGTGGGCGCTCCGGTGAGTCGGTTAATCGCGGAGGCTCTCCGCGAGAAAATGACTCGGGAGGAAAAGGCGAAAAAGGGGGCGCGGAAATGAAATTGATGATCAGCGTCGAGGAGGCGTCGGAGTTCACGGGTTACGCGCCATTCACTCTCCGGTTGTTCTGCCGGTCTGGAGCTTTTACCGCCGAGAAGCCGAGGGGAAATCGGGGCGGATGGATGATTTTGCGGCCGTCGCTGGAGAAGTGGTGGGCAGCGAAGCGCCGCGCAACAACGAACACCTACCAACAAGGAGGAGTCAAAATATGAGTCTATTCCATTGCATGGCGAACGGCGTTTTTGGGCCGTTTGGAGAATACATACACGCTGCGAGCGCAGCGGAGGCACGGCTGAAGTTCTGGCGTCAATTTCGGATGACACCGTTCGAGGTGAAGTTCGAGAGGAGGCTGAAATGAGCCACCAGGAAGCGATCTGGTTGTGCCAAGCGGTAGTGGAGGCGATCAAGGCGCTGGGGCCGGCGGCGGTGCTGGCGGCGATCACGCTGGGGGTGACGAAATGAGCGCGGAAAACTCGGAGGCGTGGCGGGAGTTGGCCGTGGAGGCTCGGGTGGCGGTGATGGACTACTGGACCCACGAGCATGAGCGCAAGAGTGAGGTGCGGATGCTGAGGGTGGTGCGGATCTTGGACAAAATCCAAGAGCTGGAGCGCAGGGAGGACAGGCAATGAGTGGCTGGGAGGGATTCATTCTGGCGCTCATCACCATCGGCTCGGTCTGCGCCGCTTACTGGGCGGGCCAGCAAAACATCCTGATTCGCATGCGCGACATGGAGCAACGGCGACGCGAGCGCGAGCGCCGGTGGGAGGAATTCGAGGACTGATTTTTTTTAGGAGTCAAACAACATGAACAACACACAACTCGTCCCTATCGGGGACATGCAGACCATGGCGGGGGCTCTCGCCAAATCGGGGCTCTTCGGAGTCAAAACAAGTGATCAGGCGCTCGCGCTGATGATTGTCGCGGCCGCGGAGGGTCGGCATCCCGGCTCGGTGGCCTCGGACTACCATATTATCCAGGGGCGGGCTTCGCTGAAATCGGATGCGATGCTGGCGAGGTTTCAGCAGGCGGGCGGCAAGGTGGAGTGGCACGACCACAGCAATGACAAGGTCTCGGGAACTTTCTCGCACCCACAGGGCGGATCGCTGCGCATCGATTGGGACATGGCGAGGGCTAAGTCGGCGGGGCTGGGGACGAAGGACAACTGGCGCCAATACCCAAGGCAGATGCTGCGGGCTCGGGTGATCTCGGAGGGCGTGCGTGCGGTTTTCCCGGCGGTGCTCAATGGAATGTATACACCGGAGGAGGTCCGAGATTTTGAACCGGCGCGGGAGTATGTGCAACTGCGGTCGGTGAACACCGAGCTGGCGGCTCTGCCGGCGCCGGAACCGGAAGCGATCTCGGTGGAGGTATCAAATGATACCCCCGCCGACCGGCTGGGGGAGTTTGAGCAAGCATTCTCTGGCCGCGAGGCGGAGGTGGAGGCGTTTTTGCGCCATCGCAAGCAACTCACCGAGGGCCAGACTTGGCGTGATGCCTCCGAATACCTCGAGGCGCGTGTGGCTGGGAAGGTGCCGGCGTTCCTCAAGGCGGTCTCGGATTTCAACAAGGAGGCGAGGGCGTAGCATTTTGTGAAGGATTGGGACTTCTCCGGCGAGGTGCGTTTGGTCGAGGGCAGAGGGGACGACTTGGAGATCCGCTTGAAGGCGGTGAATCCTGCCGACGCCCGAGCCGGGGGGGTCTACCTGACGGTGGCGACCTGCCAGGAGATCAACGAGGCGTGCGATGCGTTTTTTAAAAAGCGGAACATGCCGGTGGGCAGAGAGTATTTCAAAAAAATTTACCAACAAAGATATTATGAAAATAAGACATTCGATGCTGCCAAAACTGGCGCAGTGCCCGAAGTATCAACCGAAGGAGGGTCCGGTGGGTCCGGCGGCGGAGCGGGGCACGAGGATCGACCGGGCGGTGAGGTTGGCACTCCAGGGGGACCGGACGGAGCTGGAGGCGTTGGCACCGGAGGACAAGGCGCCGGCGGAGTGGGCGGTGCAGTTGTTCCTTTCCTACAAGATGACGGGGGAGCTGGAGACGAGGGAGGAATTCTTGGCGATGCACACGCCGGGCATGAGCCATGTGGGGACGGCCGATGTGCTGTGTGAGTCGATTGGCTGGGTGGCAGATTTGAAAACCGGAGCCGTCAGGGATTATTACCACCAAATACTTGCCTATTGCTTGGCGGTGATGGAACGGCATTTCTTGCAGGACTTTGTGGGCCATGTGGTGTATGCGGACGAGCGGAAGGTGGTGAGCTACCGCGTGAGCTACGCCGAGGCGAAGCGGCAGATCGAGCTGCTGCTGGCCGAGGTGCGGGATCCGAATGCCCAGCCTCGGGCGTGTGACTATTGCGACTGGTGCCAGCGAAAAGATTCGTGCCCAGCGGTGGTGCGGCCGGTGGAGGAGGGTCTGGCGGTGGTGCAGGGCTCGGCCTCGCTGGCGGAGATTAAGGACCGCTTGCTGGCGGACCCCGAGACACTTGGGAAATTTCTGACCCAATGGAAGGCGGTCGAGAAGGAGATCGCCGACGCGGCCTCGGATCGCATCAAGGAACTGCTGGAGGCGGGCGAGGATGTGCCGGGCTGGCGGATCAGCAAGGCGAAGGGCAGCGAGTATTTCGACACCGAGGGGATTCTGTATGCGGCTAAGGAAAAGAACGCGCCGCTGGATGGACTCATCGAGGTGATGGGGGGCAAGCTGGGCGGGGAGAAGTATCGCGCCTGGTGTGCGAGCCTCGGCCACGAGCCGCTGACGGCCCATGTGCGCACAGGCAAGGAGACGACCCGGTTGTTGCAGGACCGGAAGAAGCAGAAGGCGCTGAAGGAATGAACCCTGCACTATTTTCCCAACTGGTCTGGCGCGAGGTGGAGGACGAGCTGCCTGATGCGGACATGACGGTCCTCGTGCACATGGATGACGGAGAGGTGTGGACCGGATTCCTGGATGGCGAGGTGTGGCGATTTGTCTCGGGCGACCGCATCGAGGCGCGGGTGCTGCATTGGATGCAATTCCCTGAACCGCCGGAGACATGAGTAATCAAATGACCATGGATTTTCGGCCTGTTCGGGTAGTGCAAAACCACTGGACTCCCGTTTGGCATGTGAAGCGCGGGCATCTTACTTGGCCAGAACATGTCGATCAACCCTGCTTTGCCAGTATCGAAGAGGCCGTCGCATTTGCCCGGATTCACGGCGCGGAACCGGAACTTTTTCAACAACAACCAACCAACTAACAACAACATGGAAAAACAAGACAAGCAGTATGTGAACGCGGAGGGCAAGTTCCTCGGCACGGTGAAACGCCCCGGCAACGGATGGCTCGGCATGGAGGCGAAGTCGGGCTCGGAGTTTGTGCGGGTGCCGGTGGTGATCGCCGATGAGGGGGAGCAGAAGGGCAAGGAGATCGTGTGGAAGGGTTACCTCACAGAGAAGGCGACGGAGCGGACGCTCAAGACGCTGGACGATATCTTCGGCTCGGGCTGGACGATGCAGCAACTGGAGGACCAGGCTGTGCCAAATTGGGTGGGCACGGAGGTGCGGGTGACCGTGCAGGGAGAGGAATACAACGGGGAGATGCGCTTCAAAATCAAGTGGCTCAACCCTGTGAAGGCGCCGGCCGTGGCGATGGAAGTGGACCGGATCAAGGCGCTCGACGCGAAGCTGGCGGAGGTCCGCGGCGGGGCGCCGGCTCCGGTGGTGGCGGCAGTGAAGACACATGATGCCGAGGGGGATGAGATTCCATTTTAAGCATTATGGCCAAGGCGACTCTGGAGTATGACATGGTGGAGGAGCGGGACGAGCTGGACTACGCGCTGGCGGGGCTGGATGCCCTGCTGGTGCTCTCGGACCTAGACAATGAGCTGAGGAGCATGATGAAGCATGGCGCCGGTGCTTTTGCCGGCCTGGATGAAAAGACCATCGAGCGGGTGCGTGAGTGGGTGTGGGACCAGCGCTCGACTCGGAATCTGCCGGAGGTGAGATGACGATCCTTGCCCTCGACCCCGGCACGACCGAGACGGCGTTTGTCCTGTGGGATGGGCGCCGGATCCTCGATGCCGGCCACTACCCGAATGCGGAGATCAGACAGATCCTAATCGGGCGGGAGTATGATCTTGTGGCCTGCGAAATGATTGCCTCCTACGGCATGGCGGTGGGCAAGGAGGTCTTCGAGACCTGCGTGTGGATCGGGAGATTCCTCGAGGTGGCTCGGACGGACACTCGGCTGTGCTACCGGCGGGATGTGAAGTTGCACCTGTGCCACTCGCCGAGGGCAAAGGACGCGAATGTGCGCCAGGCGTTGATCGACCGCCTTGGGCCGCAGGGCACGAAGAAATCCCCCGGGCCGACCTACGGCATGCGCTCGCACCTGTGGGCTGCGCTGGCGGTGGGCGTGTATGCCCACGATACAAACAAATGACAGCTATTGCTCAAAAGATAATTCCATTCATGTCAGTATTTTCCTACCCCGAAAAAGAAAGCGCCGTGATCGGCTACATTAGCTCGCAGGGTTTCCATGGTGTGCCGGCGGCGGCGGTTGTGGAACCGGAGGCGTTCATTGATAAAATGCATGGGATCATCTATGCAGCGGGGTATTCGTTGTATCGGGCGGGCAAGCCGGTGCAGGCGCACACAATCATCGGGGCGGTGGAGAGCAATGCATTCTGGCTGGCGCTGGCGGAGAAGTCGGCGAAGGAGGCTGGGTTGGTGGATTGGAAGGATGCCTTGGCGGCGTCGGATGGAAGTCTGTCTTACAATCCGCAGGGTGGCGAGATCGTGGGGGAGATGTTGGGACAGATTGGGGAGGCGTATCGGCGCCGGCGGTCGGTGGAGATTGCCGGGATGATGCAGCGGGGCGAGATGGATTACCGCGAGGCGATGGTGGAACTCCAGAAGCTGGCGGCGCCAAAGTCTGGGATGAAGGGCGTGGAGGTGCATTCGTTCAAGTCGTTGTTTTCCTACACGCCAGAGGCGGACGAGAGCACGCTGCTGGGGGATCGATGGGTGTGCAAGGGTGGGCAGTTGCTGCTCGTGGGGCAGTCGGGTATCGGGAAGAGCAGCTTGACGGTGCAGGCGGCGGTGACATGGGCGCTGGGGTTGCCGTTTTTCGGAATCAAGCCGGCAAGGCCGCTGCGGTCGCTCTTTATCCAAGCGGAGAATGATCAGGGCGATATGGCCGAGATCGTGCAGGGCGTGCTGCCGTATGTGATCGCCAACTCGCATTACACGGATGCCAATGCACTAGAGATATTGAAGGAGAACCTGATGTTCGTGCGGGCAACGGCTCAAGTGGGAGAGGAATTCATGGGAGTGGTGCGGGAGCTGCTCCAGACCCACGGCGGGCGTGACCTGGTCTTTGGCGATCCGCTTTTGTCTTACATCGGGGACGACATCTCGCAGCAATCGGTGGCATCGCATTTCCTGCGGCAACTATGTAACCCGCTGGCTTTTGAGTATGGGTTTGCGTGGGTGTGGAGTCACCACACGGGGAAGCCGAAGGAGGATACGAAGAGCAGACAGCATTGGAATACGAATGATTTCGCCTACATCGGGCTGGGGTCTAGCGAGCTGACGAACTGGGCGCGAGCCATCGCCGTGCTGCAAACGACACGAGAGGATGGGGTTTTCAAACTTCTGCTGGCAAAGCGTGGCAATCGGGCTGGCGTGGTGGATGAGCATCGCCTGCCGACGACCAGCATTGTGCTACAGCATGCGGCACAAGGATTGCACTGGGAGCTGGGCAAGCTCGAGGAGGATGACCAGCAAGACAATAAGGGCCACGCGGGGCGCAAGCCGACAATGTCGGCCGCTGATCTGATCCAACTCAAAGCGGAGCATGCCGCTCACTCCGGGCCGATGTCGGCTTTCATCGCTGCGGCCATGAAGAAATACAAATGCTCCCGCTCGAAAATCTACGATGCCATCCACTCAAAATAATATGCGCTCAATACATTTTTTACCATGTCCAGAAATAGTCCAGAAATGTGTCCAGAAATTGATTCTTGGACTCGCCATGGCTTGTCCAGAAATGTCCGTCCAGCAATCCCCCTTTAAGGGGGGATATTTCTGGACTTGGACACTTTCATGGACTGCGCCGTTTGGCCCAAGGTTTGTCCAACAATTCTGAAATCTGGACAAAGCTATGAAACCACCACGCAAAATCCCCAAAGTCGAAACCCGCCACCAGGTCGCCGTGAAGCTGGCGGCTGAGTTTAATGTGAAGAAAGAATCCGCATTGCAGTGGTTCGACTCCGGCTGCCCTCAGAATTTCGAGGAGGGCAAGGCTTGGAAGCTCCAGAGGATCGAGGAGGCGAAAATCCGGCAGCATAGTGTCACGACACCCTGCAAGTATGAAAGAGCCCGTAGCGAGGCTGCAAACGCCAACAAAGAGCCCAACTGGGAACTCATGTCTCCCGAATTCAAAAACCTCTGCGATGTCGTCGCCGACCTCTACCTCGCCGGCATGGTCACCTCCCGCATCAACCAAATCCTCGGAGTCAGCGAGGAAGTCATCTATCGGGTGATCAACAACCACCCCCGCACCAAGGACAAGGACAAGGAACTCTCCGCCTCTGCCTGGTCCGACATCCGGCGCCTCGCCCAGTCCGAGATCCGCAACCGCCTCCGCGATCCCGAGGAGCGAAAGAAGATCAAGGCCGGGGACCTCAACTTCCTCGCCGGCACTGCTCACGACAAGCTCGAAAAGGGCGAGGGTCCGCAGCAGGTCAATGTCAACATCCGAGCCAAGATCGAGGCGATGTCCTACGATGAGCTAATCAAAGCCATTAGCTCCAAGCAGGATGTCGTCGAAGGAGAGTTCCAAGTCGAGGGTAAGGAGATGAGTGTGGGGGCGCAGAACTCCGAAATCAAAATCCCCTCTCAGTCTCAACAACAGGCGTTATCCGAGCCCAAAAAAGACACTGATTCTGTAAATGATTGAAACACAATGCTGGCTCATTATCGATAAGTATGCTTATATGAAGTTATGACCTCGACAGGGGGGGGAGGGGGGTGCCTCGGCGGCGTTTCATTTTTACCCCCGACTCATCCACCCGTCGGAAAAATTTTATGAAAAAACAAAAACCACAAGAAGATAAACAAGAGAAGGAACAAGAATGGCCGAGGCCCGCGAGGGTATCTCGGGCGAGGCAGCCGCAGAATCGTCGCCTGTTATTGGTGAACTTCAGCGAGGTGGAGTCTGCCAGCATCGGCGTGCGGGACAATGCGTTTTACCGGGCGAACGAGAAGGTGATCGTGGCGAAGGCTGCGGACGGGAGCCTGGTGGATGCGAAGCCGAAGACGAATGCGTTGTTGAGGGGTGGGCAGGAATAACGCATGAAAGGCCAGACCACCCACCCCGTCATCCCCGAAGTCCCGGCGAGTCTCTTCAAGAAGGATTACGAAGAGGCGAAGCGGCTGCTGTGCGAGCGCGAGGAGCGTATCGTTTTGGAGAAGGAGGATCCGATTCGGTATGGCTACGAGCCGGAGCATTGGAGTGAGGTGGACGAGGCGGCGGCGAAGTATCGGGACATCCTTGTGCTCGGGGGCAACCGCTCGGGGAAGTCTACCTGGGCGGGGAAATATTTGATGCGCCTGCTAGTCGAGAAGCCAGACGCCCGGGCTTGGTGCTTCCAAACAACGAATGACAACTCGATCTCGATGCAGCAGCCGATCCTGTGGGATTTCATGCCGGCCGAGCTACGGAAAGCCAAGCGCACCCAGGTCACGAATATCAGCTACACTCAAAAAAACGGCTTTTCCGAGAACACCTTTGTGCTCCCAAACCGTAGCCAGTGCTGGTTTCGCAACTACGCGCAGGACATCAAGACGATTGAGGGCGGCGAGGTCGATGTGGTGTGGTGCGACGAGTTGGTCCCGCTGGATTGGCTAGAGACCATCCGCTACCGCCTCGTCACCCGAAACGGAATCCTCATCGTTACCTTCACGCCAGTGGAAGGCTACAGCGCGACCGTGAAGGAATACCTCCAAGGCGCCAAGACCCTGCGAGAGATCGAGGCCGAGCTCCTGCCTAAGCGCAACGGCAAAGGCTTCGAGACCGTCCCCACGCTCCAGAAGTGCGCCACCCGCAACGCCGCCATTTTTTACTTCCACACGCAGGCGAACCCCTGGGCCGGTTACGAGCGCATGAAGGTCGAGCTCGCCCAGCAGCCCCGCGAAAAAATCCTCTGCCGCGCCTACGGAGTCCCCACAAAAGCCACCGCCACCTCGTTCCCCCGGTTCCGCGAGTCCGTGCATGTCGTCAAAGCCGACCAGATCCCCAAAGACGGCACCGTCTACCTTTTTTGCGACCCCGCCGGGAACAAAAATTGGTTCATGCTATGGATCAAAATCGACGCCAACGGCCGAGCATGGGTCTACCGCGAATGGCCCCAGGCCGACGAATACATCGAAGGCGTCGGCTACCCCGAGGAGTGGTGCAAGCCGAGCGGCAAGAAAGCCGACGGCGAGCCCGGCGACGGCCAGAAATCCTTCGGTTTCGGCCTACTCGCCTACACCGCCGAGATTTTGCGATTGGAAAAACTCGACGGCGTCCAGCCCTTCGAGCGGTGGATCGATTCCCGTTATGGGAACACCACCGTCGCCGGCACCCGCGAGCACGCCACCACGCTCCTCGAGGAGCTCGAAGAGGCCGGCATGCCCTTCCGCAGTTGCCCCACCGAAAACATCTCCGAGGGCGTCTCCCTCATCAACGACTGGCTCTACTACCATGACGACAAACCCATCGACCACCAGAACGCGCCCCGCCTCTACATCAGCGAGCGGTGCGCCAATACCATATTCGCCCTCAAGGAATGGACCGGCGCCGACGGCCAGAAAGGTGCCTGCAAAGACCCCATCGACTGCCTGCGCTACCTCGTCTGCTCCGGCGTCGAGAATGTGGAAGGAGGGATCCTCAATGTCACAGGCGGCGGCTCTTACTAAAAAAATCCTACGCCGTCGCGATGTCATGGACCTCCTCGGCATCAGCGAGCGCGAGTATCGCACCTACATCGACATCGGCCTCCTCCAGCCCATCCCGAGCCAATCCAAGCGGCACGCCTTCCTGCATGCCCAAGTCGTCCAGAAATTCGACCTCCACCCCACCCCATCCAAATGAAACCCATGATCACCATAAAAAAAACCATCCGCCTTACCGCCCCCGACCGTCTTGACGAAGACGACATGCAGACCGCGCTCTGCATGCCCGGGATCAAGCCCCTCGTCGTCCTGGCCCTCCAGCAAGTCCTGCAAGACCACATCGACGACGCCGTCGAGTTGGTCGGCAACCTCAAGACCGCCTCGGACCACGGCACCCTCGCCCACTGCGCCGGCGGCCTCGACGCCCTCCGCGCCTTCCAGAGCGACCTCATCCAGCGCATCGAGGAATCCAGCAAGCAGCCGTGACCTCCTCTTTCCAATGCAACGCCTGTGGCCGCGAGTGGCAAGACCACCCGGGCGTCGAGCCGACTTGCAAGCTGGCCATCGATTTGGCCCTCACGCTCAAGGAAGTGCTTACCTACGCCGAGCCGCCCAAATACACGCGGGACATCACGGAGCAGGAAATTTATTTCGACCTCATCGAACGAGCCCGCCGGTTGATCGTCAAGTCTCGCCATTTTTCACAATGACCTGCCCCGCCTGCCAGCACCCCCGCAGCAAAGTCGTGGATACCCGCAAGGCCAAGCGCCGCCGGGAGTGTCTCGCGTGTCTCATGCGGTGGACTACCACCGAAATCCTCGCTGCCGGCACCATCGCGCCGGTAAAAAAAAGCCCCGCAGGCGACCCCCGCTCGTGGCTCGAGCGTATCGAAGAAAAGCTCCGGTGAAAACCTAGCTCGGCGGGCGGCTTCGGGGAAAACTTCGGGGAAAACTTCGGGGAAAATCAGGGCCGCGCCCCCCAATTCCTCCCTTTTTCGCGTCGATATCTGTCGATTCGCGTCGATATCTGTCGATTCCTGCTCAAGTCCATCGACTTAGCGGAAAAATATCGCAATCCAACCGGCATCGAGCCTCTGCGCCGCTCGTGAATCCCGCGCTGACCCACTTGGTTGGATTACCATGACGCAAACACAAGAAACCCAAACAGAAGACACGCTCAACCTCACCGATTTGGCCACAGAAATGGGGCTCACATTGGAAAAAGTTGAGGAAACACCGCCGGAACCATCGACCGAAGAGGCCGACCCGAATGCGGAAATAGATCCTTCACAGGAAAACACCGAGGAAACCGAAGATTCCGAACCGGCTGAAGAAGCCGAGCCCGAATCCGAGGAAAAATCTGACGACGACGCCGAGGAAGACGCTCCCGCCCCCACGCAGGACAAGCTCCTCAAGCGGATCGATAGGATTACCGCCAAACGCCGCGAGGCCGAAGAACGCGCAGAGCAACTGGAGACCGAAATTTCCGACCTCCGCGCCAAATTTGACGCCGCGCCACCCATCACGCTCGCTCCCACTCCCGCCGACCCGCTCGCCGATGTGGAAAGCCCCGAGGCACTCGAAGAACGCATCTCCATTGCGAAGAAAGTTCGCAAGTGGGCGCTCGAAAACCTCGAAGGCGGCACCGTGACGAACGCGCAAGGCGAAGAGGTCTACCACGAGCCCGCCCAGGTCCGCCAATACCTCGCCAACGCCGACGAGATGCTCACCGAGCACGCTCCGAAGCGCCGCGAGTGGCTCACCCAGCGCCAGACCGTCTTGCCCGAGGCCCGCACCGCGTATCCCGCGCTCTTCCAGACCGGATCGCCCGAGCAGGCCATGTATCGCGAGACGCTCAAAGCCTACCCGGCACTAAAAAACATGCCGAATCTCGAAATGGTGATCGGCGATGCCATCGAGGGCCAAAAGCTCCGGTTCGCCCGCCAGCAAGCCGCCCAAAAAGCCGCCTCCGCGCTCAAATCCTCGGCCGCCCCTGTGAAATCCGCCCCATCCACCCCGTCTCCTGCCAAAGGTCAAAAAGTGCCTGCCAAAGACATCAACAACCGCGCCAGTGCCAAAAGCCTCTACGAGCGCGGACACAACCTTAAATCCGACGACATCGCAGCCTTCTTAGAGGGCGCCCTGTAGTCAAATCCAACCAACCAAAATTATGGCAGCAACACTCATCACCAACCAAGTCGGCATCCGCCAAGACCTCAGCGACCTCATCGCCGTTGTCGATGCCAAAACATGTCCCGTCGTTTCAACCGCGAAGAAGGGGTCCGAGCCCATCAACCCATTGACACAATGGCAAGCCGATGCCTTTGCAACGACTGGCGTCCCATCGGGCGTCCTCTCAAATACAGACATCAGCTCGTCTGACTTCATCGACAACGCCGCGAACCGCGCAATCTTGAGCGCCCGAGTTCAGAAGTTTCGCGAAGTCCCTAGCGTTGATGATATGGCTCAGAACATCTCCGAAGTTGCCGGCATCGGTAAAAAGCGCGAGATGGCCAAAGCCGTCACCAAGAGCCTTGAGCAAATCAAACGCTCCATGGAAGCCGCCTTCTGCTCGGATCAAGAGTCCCAAGAGCAGTCCGGCAGCGATGCCTACCTCACCCGCGGCCTCGGCAAGTGGATCCAAAACGGCGCCCAGACCGATCTCCCGGTCGCAGCCGCCTACCGCACACCCACAGCCTCGATCAACACCACGGCCACCGCTTCCCTCACCGAAGCGAATGTCCAGGATGTGCTCCAGAGCATCTACGAGCAGACCGGCAAGGTTTCGACCTACAGCCTCATCTGCGGGCCGAACCTCAAGCGTGCCTTTACAGGATTCACACGCACTCAGTTCGCCACCACCAGTGTCGCCAGCGCGATCCGCACTCTGAATCAAGATGCGGAAGCCAAAAAGATCACCAGCACGGTGGATATCTTCGAGGGCGATTTCGGCACGCTAGAACTCATCCCATCGCTCTTCCTCGCGAAGAACGCCAGCACCGCCGAGCAACTCTCCCGTGGCTATGTCCTCGATATGGACATGGTTGAGCTGCGCTACAACCGCAAGCCCCGCTTCCAAGAGTTGGAAGACCGTGGCGGCGGATCCCGCGGCATCGTCGATGCGATCTGCGCCTTGTGCGTCAAGTCGCCCCTCGGCCTCGGTAAATTCGACCCAGCCTAATCTCTGGCATGCCCGGCTCGGCGGCGTCCCTGACTCCCGCCGCCGAGCCCACGGGCCTTGGAGTCTCCCATTTTCCGCAGTTCAGAAAAAAACCAAAAACTCTGTGGTAGACGACGCATCCGAACTCGAAGCCGATCTCGGCGATCTCGCGCCCCTCGTGAAAGAGGAACTCCAACGCGGCCACTTCGCCAGCATGGTCACCGCCGAGATGCGCCAGCAGCGCATCAAAGCCGCCAGCGACCGCCTCGCCGAAGCCCGCCGCACCGTGGACGGCATCGGCCAGCATGTGATGTCCATTGATTTCGACTCCTACCTTTTCTGGAACCAACAACTCCCCGGCTGCTGGACCGACAAAGGATTCCGCGACGATTTCGCCAAAGCCAACCCGCACACCCGAGTCGTTTCCACCTCCACCACTTTCACCACGCCCGGCCTCGCCACCGCATGAAATCCGACGAAGTCTCCGAACTCATCGGCCTCGTCGAGCAGGCCGAAACAGACGCCGCCAATTACTGGACCCGCAAAAATCTCAACTACAATTTGAGATATTGCCTCTGGCCCGGCCAAGACGACTCCGGCCGCAAACTTTCCTCCGTCCTCGGCAAGCCCGCTTTTCCATGGGATGGCGCCAGCGACTCCCGAATCCGCCTCGCCGACATGATCGTCAACGAGCGGGTGCGAATGATGAAAAATTCCTTCGCGAAATCCCGCATGTCGATCCTCCCGACCGAGAGCACCGACATGCAGGCCGGCCGCAAGGTCGAGACCGTCATCAAGTGGCTCCTCAACTCCCACTGCGCGGCCATGACCAAGCGGGAAATCGAACTCGCTGCAAACATCCGCGAAACCTACGGCCTTGCCATCATGGGCGTCTTCTGGCGCCGCACCACTCGCAACGAAGTCCTCACCTTCCGCCTCGACAGCCTCCAGCAGACCTTCGCCGAGACCGGCGATCCGAATCTCGCCCTGATCATCGAGGCCATCCTCGATCCCACGCAGGAAGAGGCCGTCGCCCGCGAGATGGAGATGCTCCTTCCCGGCCAAGGCACCACCGCCAATGTCCGCCGACTCCGCGAGCAGGGATTCTTTGAATACGACTCCCCCTACATTTTTGAAAACCTCCCCGATTGGCAGGCTTACGAGCCTTGGGAGGACATCGTTTTCCCCCCATCAACCTACGACCTCCAACGCGCCCCATTTATCGCCTGCCGCGAGCTTTTGCGCGAGGACGAGATCCGCGAGCGAGAGGTCACCGAGGACTACGACCCCAAGTGGATCGAGGAAGCGGTGAAGCACAAAGGCGTCTATCGCCGCAATGCCCGCAACCTCTACCGGATGACCGATACCATCCTGCTGAGTGACGACCGCGACCTCGTGGAAGTCTGGCGCGTCTACCAGAAAAAATGGAACGAGTCCCTCGGCGCCATGGAGGTCATCTGCACCCACATGCAGCCCTCGGTCACCGACCGCGTCGCCAAGAGCGAGGCCATGGGCTACGAGCACGGTCAGTATCCCTTCATCGAGCTCCCGCTTGAGCGCACCAGCCGCCCGCTCGTCGAGTCCCGCGGCGTTCCCGAGCTTCTCAGCACCCACCAGCAGGAAATCAAGACCCAGCGCGATTTTCGCAATGATCGCGCCAGTATAGAAATTTTGCCCGTTCTCAAAGTCCCCGCGAACCGAGGCAAGCTCGACATCGTCCTCGGGCCCGCCAAGCAACTCCCCGAGCGCCGCCCTGGCGAATTCTCTTGGATGGCGCCGCCGATCACGACCAACGCCACCATCGAAATCGAAGCCGCCACCCGCCGCGATGTTGACGAGTATTTCGGCATCCCCCGCGCCGACCTTGCCCCGCAGCGGTCCGCCCTCGCGCAGCAAGACCTCGTCGATAGCTGGCTCTCCGATTGCTCCCTCATTCTCGCTCAGACCTTCCAACTCGCACAGCAATACCTCGACGATGTGCAATTCGTGCGAGTCGCCGGCGGCATGCCCATGCCCTTCCGCGCCTCCCGCCAGGAGATCCAAGGCAAGTTCGACATGCGCCTCGACTTCGACGCCCGCACCTTCGATTCCGAAGCCCTCCAGGTCAAAATCAAGGGAATGATCGAGCTCCTCCCTCTCGATGTCATGGGCGTCGTGGACCGCGTCGGTCTCGTCAAATTCCTGTTTAGCGCCATCGATCCCACCATGGCCGAATTCCTCATCAAGGATGTCGAAGCCGCCTCCCAGCAGGAAATCGAAGACGAGCAGTTGCAATTCACAAAGATCGCCGCCGGCACCGAGCCTCAACTCAAGAGCGACGGCCAAAACGCCCAGCTCCGCCTGCAAACACTCCAGCAGATCGTCCAAGCGAACCCCGCCGTTCAGCAACGATACGCTCAGGACGAGATTTTCAAAAACATGCTCGACGCCCGCATGCAGGCATTTTCGTTCGCCCTCCAGCAGCAACAAAACGCCCAAATCGGCCGCGTCGGAGCCCAGCCCGCCCTCGAAAAAATGGCCCAACAGCAAGGAGGCCCGGCGTGAGAACCGCCTCGTTCAAAACCCTCCGCGATTCCGTGCTCCGCCGCATGGGGCTTGACGCCGCCCAGCCGGTGCTCGGCTCCCAAGCCGCCGCCATCGCTGACTACATCGAGGCCGGCCTCTCGGATGTGTGGGGACTCTACGATTGGCCCGACACCACGCTCACCGAGGCCCGCACGCCCGTCGGCAGCGTCATCACCTACCGAGTCGCCGGAGAGAGCACCATCGGCCAAATCCTCCGCATCACCGATTTCCTCCCTTCCTCCACCCGCCTCGTGCAGACCTTTTCGTTTGCCGACAACGACGACTCGGCCACCATCACCGATGCCCGCTACACGGCCGGCGCCGAGGTGCAGGTGAAATTCCGCCGCCCCGAGCCGCGCCTCACCAGCACAGCCTTTTCGGCCGGCACCGCCTACTCGCCCGGCGATGTCGTTTACTTCGACACCACCGGCGATTGCTACCTCTGCATCGCGGCGACCACCGGCAACCTGCCGACCTCCGCCACGCATTGGGAGCGCCAGAGCATCCCAGCCATTTTCGCTCCCTACCTCCGCGCCGCCGCTTTTGCCAACACGCTCGAAGAGGACGGCCAATACGACAAAGCCGCCTTCCAGCTCCAAAAAGCCGAGGCCGAAATCGTCAAAACGCACGACGACATTTTCCTGCGAAACAACAACACCCCGCTCACCTGGTCGCTCCAGCGCGACTCCGTCTCACCCTATTGACAAGCACCACCCATAATAATTCATGAACGCCAACATTCGCTACAAAAACGGCGGCACCTCCGAGGTCGCCACATCCGCCACCGGCGCAAATTTCGTGGCTCTCCCAACCTTCCGCGCCACCAAGGTCACCCTCTTCAACTACACCGGCCAAAAGATCGATTGGAAGATCGACAACGGCTCGTTCATCGAAGCGAACAACAACACGGCCGTCGCCATCGACGGACTCGTCGGCTCCCAGCAGGTCAGCGTCCGCCGCACCGACCTGAGCGGGTCGCCCGTCACGGTCAAGTTCCACTACGCCGACTAAGCGATGCGAATTTTCCCGCTCACACCTTCTGCCGCGCAGGCCGCGATTGTTTCTACGGGAACGCTCGCCGACCTCACCGCGCCGCAGCAGGCGCTCGTGCAGGAGGGATCGTTTGTC